CACCACAAAGGGTGATAACATCACCTTCGCCACACCTTCTCAGTCCGGTCTGGCTATCGGTGATGCCAACTCCGTGTGGAAGGTCAGACGTGTATTCGATACCGCGGCTGAGGCTGAGGCGTTCGTTAAGGAGTACCTGAACATTGATCAGGAACCTACCTACACCTACACGCTTGTCACACCTGTCGGAACAGAGAACCCCCACAATGAGGGCTGGTACGAGAAGAATGGCACGGTCTACTCACTGACTGAGGATACCACTGTTCAGTACGTCTACACAGCTGTTACGCCCGAGGCAGGTGACAACCCGTCTACCGAGGGATGGTATGAGCTTGACGGTTCTACCTATGTGGCCTCTGAGGACACCGAGGTTCAGAGCGGCAAGACGTACTACTCACGTGCTGCTAAGGCATACTACACGCGTTCTGAGTCATAATTGATTTTCTCCTTTTGTGTGCGGAAGAGAGTGGGTTATACCACTCTCTTCTGTTTTTTGACGGAGGCAAAGTATGAAACCTATCGAAGTATTTCACCTGAACATAGGTGATGAGAAATTCCCCCTTTATTGTGACCTGAACGTGATGGATCAGGTACAGCAGAAATATGAGTCAATATCAGATTTTGAGCGTAAGCTCATGGGCTGGAAAGTCATACATGATGAGGATGGCGCACCTGTCTATGAAGAGGACGGTGTAACCCTCAAAAAGGAGAAGGGTGATCCGAGTATAAGCACGATACTTGACGCGCTCTATCTCATGATAAAAGAAGGACAGGCCGTGGAGGCTATACAGGGTGCCGCTGAAGGCAGCAGGACGGAGCCCGTCACTATGGATGAGCTCAAGATGGCTACATTCTCCAGCACCGATTTCATAACACTGTCAGTTGTACTTCATGCCGTGTTCATGAAGTGTTTTATAAAAAAAAATCCCGACAGTCAGGAGAAGAAGAAAACTCAGGGCCACAGGAGCCGGAGGAAGAGCACGCCCTGATCATAGACGCCGAATGGGTGTATCTGTTAGGCCGCACCCGTTTCGGGTTGTCTCAGGAAGAGCTGGAGTTTATGACGTTCGGCAAGTGGCTTGATATATACCATGCTTACCGTCAGCTGTACAACTTTGAGACAAAACGGAGCCTGTACTCTGACATTGAAGCTGAGAATGAAGCCTATGCGAGAACGCACAGGCCGGTTGCAAGTGTCATGGATCTGTAGGAGACATAGAGAATGGCAAAAGGTGTTATAGGTGGAAAGATCGTACTGGAAGGAGCTTCCAAGTACAATTCAGACCTTAAAAGCATAAAGACCAATATGGCGGAGCTTCGATCAGAGATGAAGCTTGCCAACTCTCAGTATGCTACTACAGCCAACAGCGCTGAAGCTCTGGCCAAAAAGCAGGAGATCTACGGTAAACAGATAGAACAGGTCTCCAAAAAGGTTGATACCTATGCTGATATGGTCGAGGCTGCCCGCAAGATGCAGGAGAAGGCCGCCACCCAGATCGACGAGTACACCAAGGAGCTGGAGGAAGCGAGGAAAGCCCTGGACGATATGAAAAAGTCCGGGGACGCCTCTAACGAGGAGATCAAGGAACAGGAGAAGGCTGTTAAGGATCTTGCGGGCAAGCTTGAAGGTGCCAACAAGGCATATGATACGGCAAGTCAGAAGATCCAGCAGTACACCACCGCCGGAAATAATGCCAAGGCTGAACTGAACAACCTCAACCAGGAGCTGGCACAGAATGACAAGTATCTGGATGAGGCCAACAGATCTGCTGACGGATGCGCCAAGAGCATTGACGAGTACGGCAACGAAGTAGACGAGGCGGGTGAAAAGACTTCCCGTTTTGGTGATATCGTCAAGGGCTCTATTGCGGCTGATGTTATCAAGGCTGGGCTGAAAGCTCTCTGTGACGGCATAAAGACCGCTGCTGACGCCGCTATAGAGGCCGGGGCGAATTTTGAAGCCGGTATGGACAAGGTGGCTGCTATCTCCGGCGCTACCGCTGAAGAGCTGGACGCTCTCACGGCGAAAGCAGAAGAGATGGGCGCCAAGACAATGTTCTCCGCGTCCGAGTCTGCTGATGCTCTTTCATATATGGCTATGGCCGGATGGAAAGCTGAGGATATGCTGGCGGGTCTTGAGCCTGTCATGAGTCTGGCCGCCGCTTCAGGATCCGATCTGGCAACAACATCAGACATCCTGACAGATGACCTCACAGCGTTCGGACTGTCCGCACAGGACGCGGGGCGCTTTGCTGATGTACTGGCCGCGGCGAGTGCCAACGCCAACACCAATGTTGAGCTTCTGGGTGAAACCTTCAAGTATGCTGCCCCTGTTGCCGGTGCGCTGGGTTATTCCCTTGAGGACATATCCGTTGCCGCCGGTCTGATGGCCAATAATGGTATCAAGGCAAGTTCAGCCGGTACCGCCTTAAGGTCCATCATGACGAGGATGGCCAAGCCGACGAAGGAAAGCGCACAGGCTATGGAAGATCTTGGCCTGTCTCTCACGGACAATGAGGGTAAAATGTACACCTTCAGAGAGCTCATGGAGCAGATGCGTGAGAAGTTCGCCGGTCTTACTGAAGCTGAAAAAGCCCAGGAGGCGGCTATGCTTGCCGGAAAGAATGCAATGTCCGGCCTGCTTGCCGTGGTCAACTCCTCTGATGATGATTTCAACAAGCTCTGTGAGGCTATAGACAACAGTAATGGTGCCGCAAAACAGATGGCGGATACCATGCAGGACAACCTGAAGGGAAAAGTGACCATCCTTAAATCAGCTCTGGAAGGTCTGGGTATTGAGGTTGAAAAGACCTTTGATAAGACCCTGAAAGAGGCTGTTGATGGTGCCACAGATGCGGTTGACAGGCTTCATAAGCAGGTAAGTGATGGCGCGATAGGTGTATCACTCCAGAAAATGTCTGATTCTCTGGGTGACTTCTTGAAAAATGCCCTTGAGCTTGGTGAAAAGGCTTTGCCACCAGTATTGGAGGCTCTTTCATGGATTCTTGACCACTCCGCGGGTATAGCAAGCGCCATAGCTGGATTCATGGCGGCTAAAGTTGTCATGGAGGCCATATCTGCCTGGAAAATGTTCAAGACTACGGTAGAAGGCGCGACGATAGCACAGAAGATGTTGAACCTTGCTATGGAAGCCAACCCCGCCGGACTGATTGCGGCGGCTATTGGTACCCTGTGCGGTTTCATTGGCCAGTATGTCATGACAATGAAGGACGCCACTGAAGAGGCGAATAAGTACAAGGAAGCCGCTGAAAAGAGCGCCCAGGCTATTGATGACAAGATAGAAGCTGATAAAAGAGAGGCTGAAGAGCTTGACCGTGCAGCTGACAAAATCAGAGAGCTGAACGGGTTGGAAGAGCTGAACGCCGCTCAAAAGCAAGAGCTTAAGATGTGCGTGGATAAGCTGAACGGGGCTTATCCAGATCTTAACCTCCAGATAGATGAGAACGGCAAGCTCACCGAGGAGAGCACCAGACAGCTTGAATTAAATATTGATGCCCTTAAGAGACAGTTTGAGCTTCAGAAACAGCAGGAAGAGATCCAGACGATCCTGGAAGAGAACTATGAGCTTGAAAAACAGCTTGCAGAGGTCACGGATCAGCACAAAGAAGCTACTGAGCGCATGGAAGAGGCTCAGGCCAAGCTGAATGAGCAGACCGAGAAGTATGACGGCCAGGCACGCAACCTGTCACCAGCTATTCAGGAATGGGGTAAGAAATTTGCGGACGCCAGGGAAGAGGTTGAGAATACCCAGGAGTCCATTGACAGTATCAACGGAACGCTGGCTGATAATGAAGCCAAGCTTGATGAGTTAAGCGGCAAGGTTGCGGAAACCTCCGCGGCTATACAGGAGGATGCCGCCGGGGTTCAGGAGGCTGTTGAACAGACTACAAGTTCTGTTGAGGGCGTGACAAGTACCCTGTCCGAGTATTGGGTACAGCTTGACGAAGAGCAGCAGAAAGCCCTGGACAAGATGGTTGAGACCGTCGCTGAGTTTGACGGGATGTTCGACAAGATGAACACTTCGTCAAAGATGTCAGCTGAAGAGGTGACAGCAAACCTCAAGGCCAATGCTGACGCTATGGGTGATTATGCCGATAACGTTCACAAGGCTATGGAGCTGGCGAATGAGTCCGAGGGTGAGACTGGTGAAGCTACCAAAGCTATAGTCAATCACCTGATAGGGCTGGGTATAGACGGTGCGGCTGAACTGGCCATGTTCCTTGATGAGGCGGAGGCGGACAGCGACACGTTTCATGAGTTGCTGGCCAACTTTGGTGATTTTGAACAGGCACAGGCTGACGTTGAACAGGCGCTGTATGACTGGAACCTTGGTTTCAATAACGGTTTTGATGAGACCATCAGCACGGTTACCACAAAACATGAAGAGCTGAAAACCGAACAGGAACAGTATCAGGCTGATGCTGAACAGTCCGCGACCACTCACAAGGATGAGATGGTCAAGATCCATCAGGATTCTGCTACTGAACAGGCGCAAGCTATCCGGGACGGAACAGAGGATATCGTCACCGCGATAGGTGAACAGATCGACGCCCAGAAGGAGAAGGTAGAGACCGAACTGGAGTATGACGGCACCACGTCACAGTACTTCAAGGATGTGGGTACTAACTCTGATCAGTCATGGGCTGATGCCATCAAGGATAACAAGGACAAGGTCACAGATGCCAGTTCAGACATGATCAGCGATCTGATAAGTGGTGTGGAGGATGATCTGGACATATCCGGTGATTCCTGTGGTGTTGCCACCGGTTGGGGTTCGGCCATCACGTCATCACTTGCTGAGTCGATCCGGTCAGGATCCGGGGAGGTTGCCGCGGCGGTACATGAATTATGTGAGGAAGCCTGCAATTCTTTTGACTTAAGCCCTTTGGTTGACAGGATCGAAGGGCTTATTGCAGATGGAGTGGGTAGAGCTGAAGCTGCTATAGGCGCGATCATCAACAGTATATAAGCGCGGGTGTGTGATTATGAGAGAAGTAGTATTCAACGGTATAGAGTTAAGCCGGTTCTGTGCTACAATATCCGGTTCGGAGTCCTTCAAGGGACCTGAAAGAGATGTGGAGTTTGAGCACGTTCTGGGGCGTAACGGGGATGTATCCTTTGATAACGGCGGGTATCTCAATGTGGAGATCCCGTATCATGTAGGTATTAAAAAGCCGATAAGGGAGAACCTTTACGCTCTCCGGGACGCTCTTTTTTCAAAGCGGGGTTATCAACGGCTTGAGGACAGCTGGAACCCGGATGAGTACCGGATGGCTGTCTACAAAGGACCGTTTGAGCCAGAGGTTAAGGTCAAACAGAGGCTTGCGGAGCTGGATCTGACCTTTAACTGTAAACCACAGAGATTCTTAAAAATCGGTGAGCTGCCTATGGAGTATACAACTCCGGGCAGCTCTCTTTATAACCGGTACACTGAAAAGGCGCTGCCGCTTGTGAGGGTATATGGTACGGGCTACCTCTCCATAGGTGATGAGACCATACGGATCTTGCAGGCGGATGAGTACACGGACATTGACTGTGAGCTCATGGATGCGTATAAGGACGGGGTGAATTGTAACGGCAAGATTCAGGTGACCTCCGGGGACTTTTTCCATCTGGATCCGGGAGAGAACGGGATAACCTGGACGGGTAGCATAACGAGGGTGATAGTCACGCCTCGCTGGTGGGTTATATGATACCGATTCTGTATGACGAGACAGAAACACAATTCAACAGTAATGGTATAGGGCGGCTGTCCGAGGCCATAAGCGCGAAGACGAACCGCGGTCTGAACGGGGAGGATGAGCTCACGATCATATACCCGGAGGACGGCATACACCGTGGTGAGCTGGAGAATTCCAGGATAATTCTTGCCAAGCCATCCGACAGAAAGAGTGTTCAGCCTTACCGGATCTATAAGGTCACCAAACAGACCCACGGGCGGGTACAGGTTAACTGTGAACACTTCGGCTACCGGCTGAACTACATTCCCTGTATGCCGTTTGATGCCAATAACTGTGCCGCGGCTATGTCCGGGCTGAAATACTACGCCGTGGGTGACTGTCCATTCACCTTTATCACGGATATATCAGCAAGCGGCGAGTACAAACAGGACAAGCCTGAACCGATCCGGGCGCGTCTCATGGGTAGCACAGGAAGTGTCCTGGGCGTGTATGGCGGTGAACTGGACTTTGACTGGTATACAGTCCGCCTTAAGGCCAACATAGGCGTTGACCATGGGGTAACGTTACGTTACGGCAAGAACATCATTGACCTCAGACAGGAAAGCAACATTGACAAAGTATATACGGCCATCCTTCCCTATGTCAGCTCAGATAACGAGGATGAGGGGCTTATAACTCTTCCTGAGAAGTATCTGGTGGCTGATGTGGCTGCAAGCTATCCCTTTGTCAGGATCATGTCTGTGGACATGGGGAATGAGTTCGGAGAGGATGAGCCCAAGACGGTCTCTGCTCTTCGCCAGAAGGCTGAAACATACCTTCAGACCCATAACGTGGGTGTACCTGATATCAATATTGCGGTACAGTTTGCGGCGCTGTGGCAGACAGAAGAGTACAAGGATGTAGCAGCCCTTGAGAGAGTCGATCTGGGTGATACCGTGACGGTCTCCTTTGAGAGGCTGGGTATAGACACCAAGGCCAAGGTGGTACACACCACCTATGACGTGATCAATGAGCGGTATGAGGTCATTGAGATAGGTAAGCCTCAGGCGTCTGTGTCATCCATAATAGCCGGACAGTCTCTGAAGATTGAAAAGACTCTGACCTCCACCATGGAGCAGGCCATAAGGCACGCAACGGATCTGATCACAGGCGGTCTTGGCGGCTATGTGGTGCTGAAGCGGAACGCACACGGCAAGCCTGAGGAGATCCTTGTCATGGACACGGATGATATCTCCACGGCGGTCAACGTGTGGCGCTGGAATATGAACGGCTGGGGTCACTCCATGCACGGCTATGAGGGCCCGTATGAGATGGCGGCTACACTGGATAACGGTTTTGTGGCTGATTTCATCAAGACTGGTACGCTGGACGCCGCAAGCGTGAACGTCATCAACCTGAACGCGTCGAACATCAACACCGGCACCATGAGCGCGTCGCGTATCAAGGCGGGTATCCTGGATTGCAGCCAGATAACCGTCAGGAACCTGTCAGCTACCAGCATAACCACAGGCACACTGGACTGTAACAATATAACGCTGAGAAACCTGTCAGCCTCCAGTATAACCACAGGTACGCTGGACGCCTCCAGGGTGACGGTTAAGAACATAAACGCTGATAACATCAGTACAGGCACTATGAAAGCCGACAGGATCAGCGGCGGTACACTGAATTTTAATACAATAACCGTCAAGAACCTGTCAGCCACAGACATTAAGTCCGGTACTCTGGATTGTCGCCAGGTAACCGTCAGTAACCTGTCAGCTTCCAGTATAACCACAGGTACGCTGTCTGGTGACAGGATATATGGCGGGATGTTAAAAGCGGTATCACAGATAGGTTTTGATCAGGGCGCATATCTGGATCAGAAAGAGATTGATGATGGTGACTATGTTTTAAGGTCTCACGGTAAGCGTTTTAAGGCATACGGCGCTATAGTATCAGCCGGTAACACAAGACCTACCGGATCCGGTGAATACAACTGTGGTACAGATGGCCACAAGTGGCGACAAGTGTACGCCACAAAAGAAAGCATAACAACTTCTGACCTTAAGGATAAGCATGATGTCAACCCGATCAGTGAGAAGTATGAACAGCTCTTCCTGAATATCGAACCCGTGACCTATATGTTGAATGACGGTGACAGGATCCATATAGGAGCTATAGCCCAGCAGCTAAAAGAAGCCATGGATAAGTCCGGGCTTACAGATCAAGATCTGTCGGCATACTGTAAGGCGCCGAAAACGGAGGAGAAGGAGTACGTCCGCCCGGACGGTGTGAAGGTTGTTGAGGACGTGCCGGTGTATGACGAAGAGGGGCACCTCGTTTATGACTACGCGCTCCGATACGGTGAGTTCGTCATGCTCAACACCCACATGATACAGAAGCTATACCAGCGTATAGACGCGCTGGAGATGGAATTAGCAACTATTAAAAGAGGAGGACAAGGGACGTGATACAGGAAATAAGACTCAATCTTATCCCTACCGGTATTCCGCCTATGGTCTACGCCTCACAGATGGACAATAAACGCCAGGTGCGTTTTTTCATCTATGAGGGTGACCAGGCGTACACGATACCGAATGGGATAGCCATAACGGTTAGCGGTCAGAAGCCGGACGGTATGCTTTTCGCCTATGACCTGACATCCACTCTGGTTGACGGTACGCACATACTGGCCATTGAAAACAACACGGTTGTGCTTACCAGCACGCCTCAGATGAATGCCGTTTCGGGCGATGTAGCCTGCAAGCTGAATTTTGCGCTGGACGGTCAGACGATAGGTACTATTGCCTTCACGTGGCGTGTTGACAAGCACCCTCTGGCGGATGAACAGGGCTATTCACAGACGGACATCCCCGCGGTTCAGAAGCTGCTTGATGAACAGATTGCAGAGGCTACTGAGCTGCTGGAAGAGACCAATGAGGATATGCAGAACGCCATTGGCGTGGTCACCGGCCTCACAAACCTTGCACAAACAGCCGCCCAGGTATCCGCTGAAAAAGCGGGAGAGGCTCTGGAGAGTCAGGAAGCCGCCGCGGAGAGTGAAGCGGCCGCGATAGAGAACAGGGAGCTTGCCGTTGCGGCGGCAGAGGCGGCAGCAGGCCACGCGGTACAGACTTCAGAGGACAGGCAGGCAGCAGGCAGGTCAGCCATTCAGGCAGCGGGTAGCGCCGGGGCTGCTGATCAAAGTGCACAGGACGCCGCGGGAAGCGCTCAGGACGCCGAGGATGCCAACACGGCAGCACAACAGGTTAAAACCTATGTCCAGGGCAAGGCCACTGACATAGATAACGCTGTAACCCGTGCGAATACCATATCAGCCTCCCTTGAGGAGAAGGTACGGACAGATTATTACAGGGGCGCGACGGGCCCAAAGGGTGACAAGGGTGATACCGGCGCCCAGGGCATACAAGGCCAGACCGGGGCACAGGGGCCTAAGGGTGATACCGGTGCTCAGGGTATTCAGGGCGCCCAGGGTATTCAGGGCATACAGGGGCCTAAGGGTGATAAAGGTGACAAGGGTGACTCAGGTGTGGTTACACCTCTCTCAGGGATGTTCACTCTTGCCGTGGATCCTGATACGGGTAATCTTTACATCTACACAGCGGATGAGCTGGAGACGTGCCCGTTCAGTTATGATAGCTCAACCGGCAACCTTTACTATGAAATAACAGTGGATGACTAAGGAGGATCAGAGATGTCTGTAGTGAGATATTTGATAGGCAATATCAGAGGCCCACAGGGTATTCAGGGCATACAGGGGCCTCAGGGTGCTACTGGTGCAACAGGCCCTCAGGGTATTCAGGGCGAGACAGGCCCTCAAGGTATTCAGGGTGAGACGGGCCCTGAGGGTCCGAAGGGTGACAAAGGTGATAAGGGTGATACCGGCACTGTCCAGATAGCAACTCTTCAGATAGCCGGCGCGGTTAAGCCCGACGGTACCACGATCACCATAGACGCTGACGGTACTATTCACGGGCGGGCAAACATCACGATAGATGCAACGCCTACCGCTAACAGCACCAATGCGGTACAGTCCGGGGGTACATATACCGCCCTGGAGCCTGTGAGAGAGATACTGAGCAACTTCTCAATAGTGTCAGGTCAGTTGTGCTGGCACCATGAGATCACATAAAAAAGAGGAGGTAAACAGCAATGGCAGTATTAAACGATCCAATTATACTGGACTCAACCGGACAGCAGATAGTAGCGGCTCTGGGAATCCAGAACAAGTTTTTAGGTATCAGCGGGGCGGGCTTACATAACAGCCTTTACCGCGGCAAGTCCCTTGGTACCGCCGTAACAGAGGCACAGTGGGCGGCTATAACAGCAGGCACCTTTGAGGATATGTACATTGGTGACTACTGGACAATAGGCGGCGTGAACTGGAGGATAGCCGATTTTGATTATTGGCTCAGATCCGGTGATACAGAGTGCACCGCTCATCACGTGGTAGTTGTACCGGATACCTGTCTGTACAACGCCAAGATGAATGACGAGAACGTTGTGACCGGCGGCTATATGGGTTCCAAGATGTACACAGAGAACCTTGACAGCGCCAAGACAACCATCAACACAGCTTTTGGATCAGCTCACGTGCTGTCTCACAAGCTGTGGCTGACCAATGCCGTGACCAATGGAAAAGCAACAGGCGGCGCTTGGGTTGCAAGTACTGTAGATCTGATGACAGAGGAGATGGTTTACGGCGGCGGAGTGTTCCACCCCGTATCTGACGGAACATCTGTCCCGGCTAATTACAGGATCGGTAACGCACAGCTTTCTCTGTTCCGGCTTGACCACAGCAAGATCACAAACCGCGCGTACTGGTGGCTGCGTGATGTCGTTTCAGGGACGAATTTCGCTCTTGTCAGCGACAACGGCATTGCGGCCTTCAACAGCGCTTCCCACTCTCTTGGCGTGCGCCCGGCTTTTGGCATCTGCTGATCTGTAATCCCCGGGCGAATGCCCGGCTAAGATAGAAGAGAGGGAAAACGTGCAATGTCAGTTCCTGCTGGTAGACGTGAGCAGTCACGCTTTGAAGCTGCACATCAGTTTTATAAGCTGCGAGATGAGGTAACGTATCTGATCATGATGGACTTCGGATTCTCTAAAGAGAAGTACGAAAAGCAGATTGAGAGATACGCCCAGGCTCACCGGTGTGCTACAAACATTGATGATGTGGTTGCCAGATATCGTGAAAAGTGTGAACGCTTCCAGGCTAAGTTTATTGATAAAGAAGCTGACGCCGTGCTGGAGATCCTGAGGAAGATTGAAAGCGAGTTCTCAGCTGGAAACGCCATACATCCGGCTGATGATAACCCCGCCAAGATCATGGAGTACTGCCTCAGGCGTAAGCATATGGATGAGGCTATAAGTCAGTGTTTTGTGCTTAAGCAGGAGCTCCAGTACATCATACGTACTTTGCCGGTGGATATGAATAAGTTCACCCGCTTTGCTGAAGCGATAGACTTACAGATTTCACTATACAAGGGTGTAAGACAGACGGACAACCGTTTTCTCAAACCTTCAAAACCTAAGAAACCATTCAACAAGCCTAAAGCCTCTGAGGTATTCACTTCAGAGGCTTTATAGGGTAGCTTTTGAACGCGCGAACTGGTGGCTGCGTGATGTCGTTTCAGGGACGAATTTCGCTAATGTCAACAACAACGGCAATGCGAACTACAACAGCGCTTCCAACTCTAATGGCGTGCGCCCGGATTTTGAGGGTACAGATAAGACCTGATCACAGGCAAGTACCCAGCCAAAAGGAAAAGCTATCCTTGCGAGAGCTTAATGACAGCGCCTATGGCGGGATCGTCCCGCGCCGATCTGTCCTATGTGAACGGATACGTCTGAACACTACACGGGACTTAACCTCAGGGAGCGCGGGTTATTGTGAAAAGACAATGGAAACAGTAGCAGATATGAACAACCTCTATGAAGCGTTCAAGGCTTCCATGAAGGGCAGCGCCTGGAAAGAAGAGCCGCAACGCTTTGAGATGGATTTCTTATCAGAACTGACAGCGCTACAGAATGAGTTACTTGAAAAGACCTATAAGACCTTACCGGGATCTGAGTTCACTCTGAATGAGCGTGGTCACATCCGGCACATACACGGTGGCCGGATGAGAGACAGGGTAGTAAGGCATTGTTTATGTGATAACGTTCTGGGTCCGTCGCTTGCGCCATACCTGATCTATAACAATGGCGCGAGTCAGACAGGAAAAGGCGTAAGTTTTGCGCGTGAAAATTTTGAACGGGATCTGCACAACTACTATCTGGAGCACGGTAATGCTGACGGATATGTGGGCTTCATGGACGTGTCGAAGTTCTATGACAACATCCGGCATGACTACGTGAAGGCGGGCATATATCCCAAGATAGACCCGTTTTCGGCGTGGCTTCTGGGTACGATCATGGAGGACTTCAGGGTTGATGTCTCCTACATGACGGATGATGAGTACGCCTGCTGCCTTGAAAACAAGTTCAACTCTGTCTGGTACTACGAAAACATAACTAAGAGCGCCAGAACCGGTGAAAAAATCATGGAGAAGTCTGTTGAGATCGGAGATCAGACCTCACAGGATATCGGCGTTTTCTTTCCAACGCCCCTGGATAACTACGCCACCATTGTACGCGGTTGTCGGAGGTACGGGCGGTATATGGATGACATCTACCTGATCTGTGAGACGAGGGACGAGGTCAGATCCATCATAGACGGGATCACGGACAAGGCTCATGAGCTGGGTATGTTCATCAACGAGAAGAAAACACGTATCTGCAAGCTGACAGACCGCTACACATATCTACAGGTGCGCTACTTCCTTACACCATCCGGTAAGGTGGTCAAGCGCATCTCAACAAAATCCTTAACCAGAGAACGCCGACGGCTAAAAGCATATAAGAGGCTTCTGGATAAGGGTGAAATGGAGTATGACCGGATAGAACAGGCATACAAGTCATGGATGGGTACTTTTTATAAGATCATGTCCAAAAGACAGATCAGTAACATAAAACAGTTGTACAGAGAACTGTATGGAAAGGAGCCAAGATGGAAGTAGTAACTATCATTTTTGAGGACGGAACAGAGATCAACGCTGAACGCAACGGGACAAGCCTCATCACAGCAGAGAAGCCTGACTTCCCTGAAGAGCTGGGTATGGTTATCATCACCGGCGAGGATGGCGAGGAGAGCATACCGGACGCGGAGGTGTTAGAGTGCGCCCCTATCCCGGGGGATGAGAGGTACTGGTTCATGTTCGTGCCCCGCACCCGCAACCTTGAGGAAGAGGTTGACCAGCAGAGAGCTGATCTTGATTTTATTGCCGCCGTGACAGGCGTGGATCTGTAATAGGAGGACATCAGAGATGGCAAAGAAAGCAGCACAGCACAGCAAGAACTATGACAAGGTGAAGATGTACTATGATAACTACCTCGCGGGGAAAAAGCCTCAGTGGGACAAGGACAGGGTACACGCGGTAGTTGGTAAGTGGATCACCCCGGAGGAGTACGAGGAGATCACGGGTGAGCCTTACGTTGAGTAACAGGGCGGTAATTGAAAAGCTAACGGCTATCATTGAGAGTCAGGATGAGATCATAGACCTCCAGGCGGGCGTGATCAGTACACTACTCCACCTGCTTCATCAGCATATGTCAGCAGCTGAAATGGATGAGCTGCCGGTAGTCGAGGATATCAACAAAGCGGCGGCACTCCGCCGGGAAATGGAGGGATTATGATGACCTTTACAAGTGATCAGCTTATTGCGCTGGTGTGTCTTATCCTTACAGTGATGCAGATTATCAATCTGTGGATCACTCTCAGGGGTAAGGCACAGGACCCGGACAGGAAAAGAGATGAAAGGATTGCGGAGCTGACAACAGACAACGAAAAGCTCAAGGGTGATGTCAGGGAGCTGCGTTGTCAGCTTGACAGATCGAGGGAGAACCTTGACCGGGTGAAAGCTACCATGCTGGACAGTACAGCCGTCTTGATGAAAGCCGTCCAGGCACTCATAACACATGAGCTGGACGGCAATAATACCGTGGGCTTGCAGAAGTCACAGGCAGAGCTAAGTAAATTTGTTTGGGACAGACTTGGACACAAGGAAGATTGATATGAGGAAAAGACGTACAGAGACCTCAAAAAAGATCCTTATATACTGTGACGTTGTTACCGTGCTCATTATCCTTGCCGCGTTTATCGTGGCGCTGATGGGCGTAGACGTATCCGGCCTGTCTGAAATCGTGGTGGCCTTCATAGGTCTCACCGCCGCGGCGCACTCCTTCTATTTCTGGAAGGCCAAGGCGGAGAACATGAAGAAATACCATCAGGAGGACAGGATTGAGATGAATGAAGGAGGAGAGGACGTATGATAGGGGGTATCATATGCGTGGCTATTATATTGACGCTGACGGGATATGCTGTGAAAAGAGGTATCATAGACTACTTCGCTGCGGCCATATCGCAATAGGCGTTCTGTGGATGTTGTTGATTCTGGGGATCCTTCACATCAAGGATCTGATGGAGGTATGAAGATGGATTCATTGTGGTTTTTTCTGATCTTGCTGGCAATAGGAGTGTTCATTACCGCCTATCTGTTTTTGGCACTGAGTAAAGAAGAACAGAAACAGAAGGTATATCAGTGGCTTATCCGGGCTGTCCTGCTTGCTGAAAGAGAGTATGGTGGTAAGACCGGGAAGCTGAAGCTGCGTGATGTATATGCTCAGTTTGTTGCGACGTGGCCAAAGGTGGCAAATTGGATGTCCTTCAACACGTTCTCTGATCTGGTAGATCTGGCGCTTGTCGAGATGCACAACATGATTGAGGACAACCCCGCCATTCAGGCGTTTGTAGAAGGGGGTAAAACAGTATGACGTTAAGTGCTACATTGGAAGCTTTATCGGTGAATGAGAAGCTGAACGTGACTATACTCAACCTGGCTGAACAGCCTCTGATCACCTTTAATGCGCCGGGGTATGAGTCGATTGAGGATGACCTGGGGCCGTATCCGGTGCTTGAGATCCGTGTGAAAGCTGGTAACGCGGTCTCAATTAAGCTCGGTGATGAGCCTAACCTTACCCCGGATCCTGACCCGGATCCGAACGGAGGTGACTGATGAAAACGAACAAAGCAGGACTTGACCTCATAAAGCGTTTTGAAGGTTGCAGGCTTCAGGCTTACCACCTTGCGGGTGAGAAATATAATACTATCGGTTGGGGCCACTACGGCCCCGACGTGGCGGACGGTATGGTTATCACCCAGGCTCAGGCGGACAAAATGCTGGAAGACGATCTGGTTAAGTATGAGAAATACGTGGAGAAGTACTGCAAGATCCCGCTTACCCCGAACAGGAACGCCGCCCTTGTCTCCTATACGTACAACAGAGGCCCCGGAGGGATGAAGCAGCTCGCCCAGAATTGCAGCACTGTAGCCGGGTATTCAGAGGGTATAGTGAAGTACTGGGGAAGTGCTACCCGATACAAAAAGGCTCTTGTGAACAGGCGCAAGGCTGAAAAAGCCCTGTTTGATCAGGATGCCACTATTGGCGCCGGGCAGAAGTCTGTTGATGAGGTAGCGCTTGAGGTACTTGATGGCGTATGGGGTAACGGACAGGCGCGCCGCGCCAATCTGACCAATGCCGGATATAACTATGCTATAGTCCAGGCGCGTGTCAATGAGATCGTTAAGCAAAGAAATAAGTCATGAGTTTGTCATTTTCCTTCCCTTTTCAAGCCCGTACCGGATCACACCAGTACGGGCTTTTTCTGCTGTAGAACGTCATAGCGTGTCATGATAGCTATACGTCAACTATACAAATTGAGGCAGAAGTGCCTATAAATAGGGATTTTACCTCTATCATGTGTATAAAATCTACCTCCCGTGAAACCGCTATTTCAAGGCTTTTCACGCCGTATGATGGCGTAGTATTTTATCATAGCGATACATCAACGATACAAAACATCTGTTACCATACGGCAGGAAGTTTGTTGATATCCTGCACAAGTTCCGACGGTTTAACGTGGGTGTATACACCCTCTGTTATGTCCTGGACAGCGTGTCCCAAAATCAGTTTCCGGTGCAGAAGTGGGATACTGTATCTCTCCATAAGGGATGAGGTTGTGTGTCTGGTATCATGGGGTAGGTGGTTCATGTTCAGGCGCTTCATAGCCGGATCCCATATCAGGCGGACAAACTCATTCCGGCACCCGCCCCGGATCAGATACTTTCCGTTCAGGCGCTTCTCTACATAGGGCACTATCGTTTCATGTAGGGGTATGATCCTGTTCTTGCCTGCTGCCGTCTTTAAGCCTCCGATCATGTAGCGCTCATCCAGGTGAACGTTGGCTGTCTCCAGCTTCAGGAGCTCACCTATCCTCATGCCGGTATAGATCATGATAAGGATATCCTCCTCACCGGCGTCATACAGGGTTTTTATCTCTTCATCTGTAAAAGGTTTGTGAACCTTTTCCTCACTCTGTGTACATTCCACAAACACAAACCGCGAATAGTCCTTATCTATGATATCATTCATCCCGGCGTATTGGTACATACCGTGAAAAAGTTTTATGATCCGGTTCACGCTGCTCTTTGATGTGTGCTTATGCTGTGAGATAACAGCCTGAAGGTCTGCGGTACGGATGGCTGAAAACTTCATGGGATGAAGCGCCGCACTCATCTTGAAGCCTTCCTTATACCCATACAGCGTGCCGCGGGATATATCCGTGTTCTTCGCCCGGTACCAATCAAAGAACCCTCGGAACACATCCGCAAAGGTAGGAAGGGTATCCACCTGTGGCCGGATGTCTACCTCTATCCCGGCGTTATATTTCGCCAGCCAGTCCAGCGCGTCAGATCGCTTGGCGAAGTACTCAAGGTACTTGGTCTTTCGTACCCATACCCCCGCCTGCTTTTCTTCCTCTACCTCCATACGCACGGCATACGGACGGCGACGCTTCCCGGACAGCTTGACGATCTGGCCGTAACCTTTTGGAAGTCTCATAAGCTTACCTCACTGTAGAGCCTGATCAGCGCCGTAGGTTGCCTGATCACTGGTGTACTTGTCATATTTCAGTTGATCCACAAGTGCCTTTTTCGACATGGACGTGATCTCAAGATACTTTTTGGCGGATCTGACAGCTTCAGCGTTCCAGTCAGCTCCACAGTTATCAGCGGCGTACTTACAGGCGTCAGCCGGATATCCGTCATAGGCAAGCTGAGCCATAAGCCCGTCATGTGAAAAAGGATAGATCTTCAGGTACTTTTTGGCGGATTGAAGAGCTGAAGATCCTTCAGCGGGTACAGAAGCTGTCTTTTCAGCCGGAGCCTGTTCAATTTTTGCCGTTTCGGCAGCAGGCACGGAGGAGCTTTTTTTAGCGGAGCCTTTGGTAGTAGTTTTCTTTACAAGGTGCTCTCTGTAAGAAGCGTTCCACGTTTCTACACCAGAAGCCCATTCATTATAGACTTTATCTACAGCTTCATCATCTAACTGATCCAGATTTGATAAAACGGTATCACGCGTATTGGTGAGGTTGCTGACTATGCCCGAGGTGTCCTTATGCGTTATAACTTCAGTCAATTCATTGATGAGGAGCTGAGACTCATAGTCAGCCTCAACAACGGCCCTTACTTTTTCTTTTTTTAAGTTAAGCGTGGTTTCAGAGTTTGCGCTTTTAATCTCTTCTAATTCGGCCTTACTTGCGGCAAGCTCCTTTTGTACGGCGGATAGTTCATCCCTTAATGACGCCACTTCTGCTATGGCCTCATCCCGTTCACCTGTGATAGCCTCATAATCAGAAGCTGACACACCGCCGCACCCTGTCACGAATAAGGCTATTAACAATAGTATCAATCCTTTTTTCTGCATGACTTTTCCCTCCTTTTCTGTAATATCATCAGGCGCTTTGCGGCGTCTGTTGGGTATCGGATGATACACGTCGTGACGAGTCCAACGCTGACCGGGCAATGGTGAGCATAGCCCTACGTGAGTCTGCACTTGCACACCTGAAGCCCTGGACAAGTTCAGTTTCATCCTCAGATAGTTTTAATGCTGCCGGTGCCGGATCCGGTGCGGTATCCTCCCAACCCATGAGGTATGCAGGTGAACACTGTAGCACTTTGGCCATAAGGGCTATCTTGTCCGCGGGGAGCTCCCGTGACAGCTCTATTTTATTTATAGAGGATCTACTCTTATAGCCCACCTTCTGTGCAAGTTCATCTTGGGTTATCTGCAGTTCTATACGCCGATTTCTTATCCGTTCTCCAATGGTCATAATTAGGTCCTCCTGTAGCTCATAATAGTCATGTGTTGAAAATATTTCAACAATTTTTTGAAAATGTGTTGACATACTTTTGTAAATGCAGTATGTTGATGTAGACCGATGGTCAACACTACATATAGATGTTTTGAAAGGAGGTACGGGCGGTGACAGATACGAAGTTATTCTATGAAGCTGTCGAACGGTCAGGAAAAAGAAAAGAATACCTGGCCAACAAGTGCGGTATAACCGTACAGAGTCTGCGACGAAAAGCAACCAATCTATCATACTTCACAAACAGAGAGATAGAGATCCTTTGTGAAGAGCTGGGGATTGAGACGCCGGATGAGCTGCATAGGATTTTTTTTGCTCAGAATGTAGACAAAACGTCAACAGAGGAGGGCTGACATGGCGGCGCGTGTTATAGGCGGGATCCTTGCCGGATGGCTGGTCTTATGTCTGGTTGATTGGGCGTGGATCTTCTGGGTGACATGGAGAAGGGAGAGGAGAGATGCAGAACGAATGGATCAGCGTGGAGGAGGCGGCGCCGATACTCCACCTCACAGCGTATCAGGTGAGGGCGGCAATGAGACACCATGAGCTTGATATAGGCGTGTTCATCCCGTACCCGTCAGGGCGTAAGGGTGGACGGTACAAGGTAAGCAGGAAACGGGCAGAGGCAAAAGCCCGGGAATGGGGGTTCATAGCATGAGAAAAGCAATATCAATCTATGTGGATGATGACAACCAGCTGACACTCATCCACGCGGCGGTGGTGACAGCCAAGGGAGAAGAGAACAGCATACACACCATGAGTCTCAACCCTGTAGGGGTAGACGCGGTATACATCCCGTTCAATGGGGACATCATGGCGGTAGCAGAGAATCAGGACATTGCGAAAAAGGTAACAGGAACAAGGAAAAGGGTAAAAAAGGAGGTATGAACGGTATGTTAAGGGGTTTATTGATCGGGGGAGTAATCGGAGTGACAGCAGGCTTAGGAGCTTTCGTACAGCAGACAGGATGGCTGGACAAACCACAGGTTGAGATCACCACCATCCGGTGGGAGCCTCAGAGAACGCATGAGATGACTGTATCACAGTGGTGGGAGCTGGAGTATGGCAATGATGAGGACATCCCGGATGAGATAGAAGAGGCGTCCATCATAGCTGGTAACAGGTTCGATATCGCGCCTGAAATCTTCCAGGCAATGGGAGAGACAGAGTCACAGTATGACGTGGACGCGTTTGACGGTCAGTCTCTTGGATGGTTACAGGTAACGCCCAAGTGGCACGCCGCAAGAATAGCTGACTATGGCCTTGAGGCTGAAGATATGTATGACCCCACGTGTTGTGCGCTGATAGCCGGGGACTATCTCTCCGAACTGCTTGAGAAGTATGACGGAGATATGGCGCTGGCGCTCATGGCGTACAACGGCCACATATCCGGGATCAGACGTTACTACAAGACAGGCCAGATGAGCGGATACGCGGAGACGATCCTGAGGCGGTCTGAAGAGCTGGAAGTAAAACACGGTAAGAAGTAAAGCACACAGGAGGGTAAAGCAATGAAAGTGACAAGACGGATAACATCTCATCTGTATTATCCGG